AATACTATGCATATGATGCATGTCAAGCACTAAATGCATTAAATACAGGGAATAACTAAAATAATCTATTGACCTGAGAAAAAGTGAATGCTCATATCTAACACCACAAGCACAGAATGCATTACTCCTTGCATCAATACCTCTGCATCATTTGCATTGAATGCAGGGCAATCTGAGAAGAATCTAGAGCATGAGTTCAGAAGAATTGGTTGAGACTGAGAGAAAAGTACAGAAAACAGGCCGTAAAGGGTTTGAAATCACTCCATCAATCTTAGATCAGATCGAGAAACATGCTGGACTAGGATTCAACATGGAACAAATAGCCACTGTGATTGGTTTGAAATCCTCAACTTTTTATCGGAAACAGTCTCTCTTCAGAGAGATAGAAGAGAGGATAAAAAAGGGAAGACTCTCAGCAATCGGACATGTCTCTAATGCTCTGTTTGATTCTGCAATAAATGGGAACATCACTGCACAGATCTTTTATCTCAAAAACAGAGCACCAGAGATGTATCAAGACGTTATTCAGCAAAAGTTTACTGTGGAGGCTGTTGGTAAGCTCTCAGACACTCAACTGCTTGATGAAATACGCAAAGATGAGTCGATAGCTTCTCAAGTCTCAGGTCTTTTGCCTCTCCCTCAGTCTCAAACTCAGTCTCAATCTGTGGAATGATCACCACAGAGCAAGCCGTAGCAACAGATCAAGGGACGAACACACAAGATTCTGAATCTCTTGAGTCTTCAGTCTGGTTGAGAAGTGAGAAGACAGGAGATCGCAACCTTATTCTGTCTTCCTGGCTGAGATCTGCACTCCAGTTCCCTATCTGGCATGAAGGGAGAATCGGATCTCCATCGATCAACCTACCCCCCGGTGGGGGTACCCCCCTCCATTCAGTACACCAGACAATCCTAAAGAAATTATTAGATCACAGTATGGTGTTAGTAGCCTCAGACCCTGAGGAGGATGACCATGTATTTGGGTACTGTGTATTTGAGAAGGACTGTTTGCATTGGGTGTATGTAAAGAAGGACTTACGTAGGATGGGTTTGGGTACATATTTATTGTCACGCACAGGATTGGGTGAGAGAGCAGAGGACTTAGGGGATGGTTCACCTCGGTTACGTTATTTAGAAGGAGAGGTGGAGTGTTCTCATAGGACACCTGCACTGAATCATTTCAAGGAAGTGCATTTTATTTGGAACCCTTATCGGATGTGGATATGAAGATAGAGATGATCATCATGGAGAAGGCAGTGAACTTACCCGGGTTGGAGAATGGAAGGGGGTTGAGTCAGACGGATCATGGGGTCTTGATGGAGTATTCAGATGGGTTTGTGAAGGTATATGGAGCACCCCCGAAGTTGGATGGTCGGATGGTGAATTACATGATCCCCGTAGGAAATATATTAATGATGGAGAGTGAGGATGCCTACAAAGCCCGGAGCAAAGAAGAAGAGAAGTACGAAGAACGACTTAGGGTTGTCGAGGGAGCAGAGGACATTGTTGGAGCAGGTGTTGTTAAGAAGTCGGTTAAGGCAGCAAAAGGAAGAGGAGTTAAGGGTAAAGGGTGAGAATCTGCAGAGGAGTTTATTTCCTTCACAGACGGGGTTTATAGGAGATGGACGGAAGAAGAAATTAGCACGTTGTAGTAGGAGGGCAGGCAAGACACATTTAGCAGCAGTAGGGTTGTTGAGTGCAGCCATTTCGACTCCCGGGATCATGTGTCCTTACATCACTCTGTCGATCAAGAATGCACGTAGGATATTGTGGAACACGTTAGGAGAGATGGACCGTGGGTTTGGGTTGGACTTGGAGTTCAGGCAGAATGATCTGACAGTCAAGTTGAGTAATGGAAGTAGTATTGTATTGGGAGGAGCACAGGACAGGGATGAGGTAGATAAGTGGAGGGGACCGAAGTATTCGTTATGTGTAATTGATGAAGCCCAGAGTATGCGTACATCGATTTTGAACACATTGATAGAGGATGTCTTGGAACCTGCGACTTTGGACCTTGATGGTTCGATTTGGATGTTTGGGACTCCGAATGCATCCAGTTCTGGTTATTTTTATGATGCAGATGCATTTGAACGTAGTAGTTGGAGTAAGCACAACTGGACCTTGTTGGACAACCCTCACTTACCAGGAGCACAGACATGGTTAGACAGGAGGAAGGAGGAGAATGGGTGGAGTAATGAGACACCAATTTTCAGGAGGGAGTATCTTGGAGAGTGGACAAGGGACACCGAGTCGATGGTGTATCGTTTTTCACAGGACAGGAATGTGGTTGAGGAGGAGTTGGAAGAGAACTTTTTCGATTTCGTACTCGGAGTGGATCTGGGATATGAGGATTCGACTGCATTTGTGGTGTTGGCATTTTCAGAAGACATCCCAGAGGTCTACTGTGTACATGCCGAAAAGAGTAGTCACATGGGGGTTGCAGAGATTGCGGAAAAGATCAAAAGGTTGGAAGAGAGGTACAGATTCGTAAGGAGTGTGGTTGACACAGGAGGATTAGGAAAGATGATCACAGAAGAGATGAACAAGCGTTTTGAGTTGAATCTATTTCCTGCAGAGAAGGCACGTAAGTTAGATCACATCACATTGATGAACAGTGATTTTGAGAGGGGGAGGATACAGATTGTGAAGGGACCTCTGACAGAATCGTATATTGATGAGTTGGATTTATTGGAGTGGGATCACGGTCAGATGGAGAAGGGGAGGTATAAGGAAGCAGAGAACTGTGAGAATCATTGTTGTGATGCAGCATTGTATGCATGGAGGGAGGCACTTCATTATTTACACAGGGAGCAGACTCCAAAGCCTGATTTTGGATCAAGTGAGTATTTCACACAGTTGGAGCAGGAGATGGAGTCAGACATGATTGCAAAGGTCCAGAGGGTAGAGGATGCAGAGGAACAGGAGTGGTGGGAACTTAACTGAATAAGGAGAAACTGATGCCAGGATATCATAAGAAGAAGAAGGGTAAGGGAAAGAAGAAGTAATGTTTGGCAAGGAAGAAAAGTTGATCCTCAGAGATGAGATGAACTTGAGGGAGATCCGGGAGATGATTCTGTTCCTCAAGGAGAACAAGGTAAGGACATTTGAGGGTATGGGAGTATCAGTGGAGTTTGATGTAGAGATGGAGACACAACCACAGGCAGTCCCTCAACCTTTCAGAGATCCTGTGGATCAGGACATAGTAACCTCTCATTTTAATAGCTGATGTTTTGGTGGGAAGCAGAGATTGACAGTTGTCATGATGAGTTGATGGGAGTCATCAACAAGCTCAATGACAATCATTATGACAGAATGATGGCAAACCTGGACTTTCTCAGGGTTTACAGTCAGAGGAAGTATGATTTACAGGATTTCAGGCATGGAATGGTAAAGACATCCAACTATGCGTTGGACAGACGGGATGACATGCGTATGCGTATGAATGTCACTCAGTCGATGATAGACACGATCACATCCAAGATTGGGAAGAACCGTCCTCGTCCAATGTATTTGACTGAAGGAGGAGACTATTCTCTGAGGACGAAGGCCAAGATGATGGGGAGGATGATGGAGGGATTGTTCATGCAGACGAAGTTGTATGATCTGATGCCCAAAATCTTCCAGGATTCCTGTATTTTTGATATAGGAGTGCTCAAAATCTATGTAGAAGACAACAAAATCCAGATCGAGAGGGTTTTTGCAAATGAAATCCTCTGGGACATGGATGATGCTCTCTATGGAGACCCTCAGAGTCTCTATCAGGTCAAAAAAGTACATAAAAGTTACCTTTTGGACCGTTTTTCAGGGTTTTCGACTCAAATCAACAATGTTTCAGTAGGAAAACAGGATGAAACACCAGATGCAGACTTAATCGAGGTGGTTGAGGGGTGGCATCTGCCCATCAGTGAAGATTCTGATGATGGAAGACATGTAATCTGCATCGAAGGAGCAACACTTTTAGATGAGGAATATGGCAGGTCTCAGTACCCGTTTCTGGTCCTCAAATGGAGTGATTCTGTTGTAGGTTTTGGAGGAATCTCCTTGGCAGAGCAACTTTATCCTGTTCAGAGGGAGATCAATGCATTATGCATCAGGATTCAACAGAGTATGCACTTGTTGAGTGTTCCAATGGTGTTTCTTCAGGCAGGGTCTAAGGTTGCCCCATCTCACATCAGAAACCAACCTGGAACAATCATCCATTACAATGGACAACCTCCAGTGGTTTATACCCCGGCAGCAATGCACCCTGAAGTTTACAACCATCTGGACCGTTTGTATCAGAGGGCATATGAGATCTCAGGGATCTCTGAACTCTCTGCAACAGGAAAGAAACCTGCAGGATTGGAATCAGGTGCTGCTCTCAGGATTTATCATGACATAGAAACTGAGAGGTTCATTCTCATTGGAAGACGTTATGAGTCTGCATTCATGAGTGCAGCAGGACACTACTTTGATCTGGCAGAAGACATTGTGAAGGAGAAGGGTTCATTTCCTGTTCAGACTGCATACCGCAGAGAGATGACGAAGGTGGATTTCAACAAGATACGCATGGCACGGGAGGAGTTCATCTTGGAACCATATCCTGTCTCGATTCTTCCATCTCTTCCTGCAGGAAAGCTTCAGACCATTCAGGAA